TGTAATGCCTTTACCGCTTCTTGAGACTCTCTGAGAGCTTGTTCTTTTGCTCTACGCTCTTCATGGTACTCATATTTAATTTTGCTGATTCTATCGCCAGCTCTTTTACTGTAGTCTGTAATTTCTTGATCAACAGTTTCATCGTCTGAAGCTTCTGTTTCAACTCTAGGAGCTCTTCTGTCTTCTTCAGGAGTATCGTCTATAACTTCTATTTCTATCGAATCACTTGGATTAGTATTAATTTCAGTCTTAACTCCAAAGAATTTTTCTTCTTGTAACTCAGTTTCTTGTGCCATTTCGTTTACATCACTCATGCTCTAACTACTCCTGTAGGGTCATCAACGACTGCTTCCACAGTATCGTCATTAATTAAACGAAACTCTTTCCCATACATTTTCATGCGAGTGCCTGAATAAGCACGAAATATTACCCAGTCACCTTCTTTGCACCAAGGTCCTGTTGGGAACCTTTTAGAATCACCGTAAGCTTCTGTACCTAATTTTAAAACAAACCCACAAATGTTGGAAGTTTCTTCATCTATTACAGTTTTAGTAGCTTTTATGATTCCGCCATCAGTTTTTTCTTTAGCCTGTGGCATTGCAACTAACACTTTCCAGCCTTTTGGTTGAGGTAGTTGACTTTTAACTTCATCACTAACCTCTGGCTTTTCAACGCTATCTGGCTTTGGTATCTTTATTTCTTTTTTTTCACTCATATTTTGCACGACTTTTAGGTGTCGAGTTCCTTATTTTTTTATGTGTTGCTCTTTCCAATCAAGAACTTCACGCTCTGCAAGGGCTAACCCCTCTATAACTCCTGTCATTCTCTTATACTCAGCAAAGTCTTTACAACCTCCTGTAGATATATGATCTGAACATTCGTTCATTAATTCTCTCAATTTCTTACTTAAGAAAACGGAAAGTGATTGCTCTTTGCTGTTATTTATCATTCAGACTGATATCTTTTACCATATCTTTAGCAATGTCAAGACCTAATTTGTAATCATCTATAGCTTTTTTATCTTTAGTTTCTTGTCTATCTAGCATATCGCTAGCAATACGCTGACCTATATTTAATCCAGCAATTTCTTTTTGAGTAGATAATCTTTCTTTTTCCATTTCTTTGTTAGATATTGCTTTAGCACCTTCAAGCATTAATTTAGATTCATCGTAATCAATCTTACCTTGTACTTGAGCTTCTTTAATTTCTAGTTCTTTTTGTTTTGCTAGAATTAATGGGTCTTGTGCTTGTTCTTGTATTCTTGCTTGTTCTGCTTGTGCAGCATTAGTAGTAGCTACTCGTTTAGCAGCCTCTGAAACTAATTTAGCTAATCTTACTTCTGCTTCTGGAGGTAATTGTTCTCCTACTGGAGGTAAGTCTACACCCATTTCTCTTTCAACTTGATCTCTAAATAACAATGAAAGATGTTGCATAATATAATCTGAACCAGCAGCTTGAATAGTTTGAGCATTTGGATTTGATTCTATTTTTGAAAGAATACTTGGGTCCTGTTGAGCAGCAACTAATGTATCTATATGAGCTTGATGATCTTGAGACTCATATGCTTGAACAGGTTTTCCAGTAATAATATTTTGTACTGCTGTAACTGGGTCAACTGCAGGCACTTCTTCTTGAGGAGGTACTATATTATCTACATCTTTAATACCTAATACTTCAAGCATTTGTCTATGTAGTTCACCTTGATTATATAACTGAGGTGCTTGTTGAGCTAATTGCATTGCAGCTTGATACTGCATAATTCTTTGAGCCATTGTAGCCGCGTTAGGATCAGAAACTGGTAGTACATCTACTCTTGCATCAAAATCTTGTAATTTAATATCTTCGCCTTCTTCAGTAGGATAAGGATACTTAGGCTCTGTAAAGTCTGTAACTATACTTACAAGTATCTCAAACTCTCTTTTCATAGAGGCATGTAGTCTTGCTTGTACAGCACTCATAACTTTCATGTTTCTTTCTAGCAATGCTAGAGTTGTTCCAACAGGTGCCTGACTATTCATGTCAGATACATTCATATCAGATATGCTAGCAAACTTCTTGCCTTCTTCTACTATATTTCCTAACAATGAAAATAAAGTTGCTGATGGTTCTTTATAAGGTAAGAATGTAATATTGTCTCTTATAGCACCACCTGGTACATCTACATCTCTAAACTCACCTGGCATTATAGGACTATCATCACCTTTGATACGAAGTCCTCTAGATTTTAAACCGCCTGGTAAGTTACTTAAAGTACCTGCATCTACTAACTGTCTTAATATTGATGTAGCTGATTTAGCTAATCCACCAATCATATGTATTAAACCAAATCCATAAAAACCTAAACCTGGTAGATATTGATAATGAACAAAATGCATCCTTCTTAATTTTTTAGAATCATCTTCGTAATAATTTCTTCTTATGCTAAGAATAATGCCTGAAGGAAAATCAATTGTTACAACATATGGTAATGCTATACCAGTAGGTTCTCCGTCTTCTCCTACATCTTCAAAGCCTTTTAAATCTAAATCTACTTGCATTTCAAGTAAAGTATGTCTGGTGTCATAGCTATAGCTTTCTGACTCGCCAGTCATTTCGTTGTATTTTTTAGTAATGTCTGAAGGATTTGGACTTGCATCTGGCAAATCTATATCTTTATAAAATCCACTAACTTGCATTTTTCTAATATCGTTAGCTGACTTCTTCATTACATGAGTAGCTCTTTCACAAGTTTCTAAATCACTTGCACCATAGTTAACTACAAAGTCTTCTGCTGGTACAAATATACCGCTTGGTCTGTTTAGCGTTGGATCAAAATAAACTTTTCTAAATGCTGAACCAGCTAGTGGTAAAGAAAATAACATCTTTTCTGTCTCACCACGATACTCTTTCATTTCGTAAGTAAGTAAGTAGTTTAAATAATCTTGAACTCTTTGACTTTGTTTTTCTTTTTCTGATGTAATTTTTCCTACAATCTTGGTTCTAACTGGACCTGCTGCTGGAAATATTTCTGATATAGCTTGTGATTGGAATTTAATTACCGCTTCACTAAGCATAGGATGGAACACACCGCACGCTCCTGCCCAAGGTGTAGTTCTTTCTTCTATCTTTAAACCAAGTTGATCTAAGCCTTTTGTGTAGCTTTCTTCCCAATCTGATCTTGATTCCTTATCAGCATTATAAGCACCTATTAATTCATTACCTATACTGCTAAGTTCATCATCTTCTAGAAACTCTACTAAATTAGAATTAAATTCTTCTTCTCCCATATTAGGAGCAGATGGATCAAAGTCTACAATCATTCCACCATCATCCGTTTCTGTTACGATTGAATCTGGTATTTCTTCTATATCAAGGTCTAGACCTTCTTCTTGTTCCATTTCTATTAAACCATCTATAGGTCTTACAGTTTGTAATTGTTTATCAATAGCCAATTTATTCTCCTAGTAATAATCTGCTGTTCGATTGTGTTCTAATGGCTCGTCTTCCTCATCTGTTTCAAGAGGAACAAATCCGCCTTGTCTGAATCTTAACAGAGCTTGCGTACTGCTATCAACTAAATCATCGTGTTCCATGTTAGGAAAACCAGCAAACTCTTCTACAACTTCTTCTGCCCATCTAGTCTCAGGAGCCCAAACGACACCTGAAGCAAATAGATCAGAAACAGCGTTAACCCTAGATATCTTATCATTTCCACGACTAGGAGTATATTCTTGTACTGGTATACCTGTTGCTCTTAATTCAAATATTAAAGGTAAGCCAGCTGCTTTAGCCTCTACAATGAACGCATCTGGTTTATAGGCATTGTACTTCTCAAATGCCATCTTCTTTAAATCTGGGAACTCTAGACGCTCCTTATAGGCATCTAAGAGTATTAAGTTTGGTGCCAAAAAACCATCGTCATTTTCTTTGTAGAAAACTCCCCATGTAGTACATGCTGAATAGTCAGCTCTTTGGTTTTTAAGAAATGCGGTATCCCATGATTGAATCACGAATTCACATTCTGGAGGATTTCTTCCTTCCCACTTACGCCACCATTCTCTTTTAACAATAGCTCCCTCTTCAGAGGTAGGGTTTTGTTGATACTGAGCCATCCACTTAGAACTAGGCAATTCAGCCTTTAAAGCTTCTAACTCTTCTAGTTTCCAGAAAGCATCCCACAAGGGCTTACCAGAAGGTAAGATTGCAGGTAGCTCTATAACTTCCCATTGGTCAGCTCCACCTCTTTTCAGA